AACTGGAGCAGCAGGTGCACAAGGAATTCAAGGTTTAACTGGTTCACAAGGCTTAAGAGGCGAAACAGGTTTAACTGGCGCTACAGGCGCAGCAAGTACTGTACCTGGACCACAAGGTTTAAAAGGTGATACGGGTGACACGGGGCCCCAAGGCCTACAAGGTTTAAAAGGCGATACAGGATTAACAGGACCAGCTGGCGCAGCAACTTTTAACGGACAAACAGATGTAGCAACCGCTGGGCTTACAATTGATAAAATTGCTTATCCTGCAATTACTATGTTAGATGTAACAAATAGTGGATCTTCAGCTTATTTGTTTATGAATCAGTATGGCGGAAGTAATCCAACAATCTACGCAATTTCAGGAACGACTATAGGATTTAATTTAAATGTTTCAGGACACCCCTTTTTAATTAGACTTTCTGGTGCAAACTACAATACAGGACTAATTCACGTTTCAACAACGGGAGTTAAATCTACTGGAACAGACGCCCAGGGAAAAACCAGCGGAACCTTATATTGGCAAATACCTCAAGGGATAAACGGAAATTACGGATATCTTTGCTCGTTTCATAGTGGAATGGCTGGTACTATAACTATTAAGGATATAGCAACTATATGACAATAGAAGCCGTAGGCAATTGGGAGTGGGAAGTAGAGGATAGCGATACGGCTCCTTTGCTTAATTTGACCATCAAAAATATTTCTGAAAACAAAACAGTAAAACTACTTAATATCAATTGGGCTACTGGAAGAGAAGACTTTCTAGAGCACTCTTACAATATGGCAATTGAAACTCTGAGCGGAGGAGACAATTGCTGTCTTGAAGGAAAGGTTGTGATGATATAAAATGGCATCTAGAATAAGAATAAGAAGAGGTACAACAACTCAATGGAACTCTTCTACCAAAATTTTGGAAACTGGCGAACTTGGTTTAGACACAACTTTAAATAAAATAAAAGCTGGAAATGGCTCAAGCATATGGTCAGCATTACCTTATATAAATGTTTTGCCATCTGAATTAACAGAACTTGCTCAAGACGCAGTTGAGTCTGCAATTATAGCGGGAACAGGAATAACAAAAAATTACAACGATACTGCAAATACAATTACACTTGCAGTTGATAGCACTATTCCTAATAAAACTTATGTAGATACTGCAGTGTCGGGGTTAGGTAACACGGCTTCAACAACATATGTCCCTTTATCTTTTATTGGAAATATCGATGGCGTTGCATCTTTAGATGAAAATGGTAAAATTCCAGATTCAGAAATTCCAGCAACAATTGCTAGAGATACAGAAATTCCAAGCACAACTAATTTTTTAACAGAAGGCACAACTAATAAATATTTTACAGATGAAAGAGCTCAGGACGCAGTAGGAAATTCTCTTGGAACTGGACTTTCTTACAATGATACTACGGGAGCAATATCAGTAGACACATCAATTATATCTACCAAAACATATGCTGAGTCGGCAGCAACCAACGTTTTTAATAATATACTAGATTCTGCACCAGCAGCTTTAAACACTTTGAATGAGTTGGCAGCAGCAATAAATGATGATCAAAACTTTGCAGTAACTGTTACAACGGCTTTAGGAACAAAATTAAATACAACAACAGCAGTTTCTGACTATTTAAAGATAACTGATGCTGCTTCTACATATTTATCACAAACAGCAGCTACAGCAAACTACCTAGCTAAAACTCAGCCAGCTTTAGATTATCAGATTTTTAATAGTGGAACAGGTGGATACATAGTAAATGGAACTATAAACGGACCAATTACTTTAACTCCTGGAAAGCCTGCCAGAATTTCTATACAAGCACCAGGGCATCCGTTTTGGTTTCAAACTTCATATGGAGCATACAATCAAGCAAATGTTTATGAGACTGGTATAGAAGGATCTGGAACAGCTACTGGACAGATTGTAATTTTGCTTCCACTAGATGCTCCACAGCTTTACTATGCATGTCAATTCCATGAGCCAATGAAGGGTGTTGTTTTATTTGAAAAAGATAGCAGCCTTCAAACATTTTCTGCTAAGACTGGGTCTTATACTGCAGTGTTAATGGATATGGGAAAGATTATTGAAATGTCAGGTGGCGGAACGTTTACAATAACAGATTCAGCTTCATTCCCAGTAGGAACATCGTTTGAAGTTCTTCAAACTGGAACTTCACAAGTAACAATTGCTGGAGATGGATTTACAATTAATGCTACACCAGGCTTAAAACTCAGAACACAGTGGTCTTCTGCAAGTATAATCAAAAGAGGCACAAATAGCTGGGTCGCTTTTGGAGATTTGGCCGTATAGCAAATGGCAAGAAGATCTAGTAGAAAAGCATTCAGGTTTAAAACGAGTGTTAGAAAAGTAGATGTTCCTAATCTATCTGGATTAACTAGAGCGCAGGCACAAACAGCATTGACTGCCGTCGGGCTTTCTGGAGTAGATACTCCTTCTAATACAGAAAACATTAACATAAATTTAAATGTAGTAGATCAGGGAACACCAGCAGGAACTGCAGTTTTAATTGGATCACAAGTTACATTTAATTATTATAATTATGTAGCACCACCAAACTTTAACCCAGGATTCAACCCAGGATTCAACCCAGGATTTAGTAATCCAGGATTTAACCCAGGATTTGCTCCAGTAAATGACTGTACAGATGATGATGCTGGTGAGTGTAGAAATGTGGGCTCAGATGGATATGGAGACTTTTATCAGTATCAGTACAGCCCTAGTGGACAGTTCAGCTGTCCAGCAAGATACGCTGGAAGAACTTTCTGCGGTGTCCCAAACCCAGGATTTAACCCAGGATTTAGCCCAGGATTTACCCCAGCGTTTAACGAACCAGCGTTTAACGAACCAGCGTTTGATACACCGCTCTTTGGAGGATCTGGAGATCTGACTAGTCTTGATCTTAGCGCACTATTTAGTTTTGGTGGCAAAAGCGTTGGCATTACAACTTTAGTTAGAACTACCGATGGTCTTGTTAAGGCAGGAGATTTACAAGTCGGAGACACTCTTTTATCTGCAAATATTGAAGGATTCCCTTACGAAAGCGGGGATGGAATAACCGCCCAAGCAATGGCTTGGTCAGATAATAATCCTAGCATAATTCCAGAAGTTACAACTATAGCTAATATCTATAAAACACAATCTGCATATGCGGTTGTAATTAATGAAGATGTATTTTCTCAATACCACTATATTTTAATTAAAAGGGGCGGGGTTTCTAAATTTGAGACTTCGGTAAATGTAGTCAAAGAAACTGATTTGGTATACTCATATGACACAAGCAGCTGGGAACCTATTTATTTGTATGAAATAGTTCAGGTAACACACGATATTATTTCTATAAACTGCGAACCCTATGATATGTTTTTTACTGAAAGGATGCTAACCCATGACTCAAGTGCAATATAACGTTATTGGAATGAAGCCAGTTGGGGAGTATTCTGTTCCAATATTTTCTTCAATGCCAGAAGAGCTCAAAGGCTGCTGGATACATGTAACAAGGTTAGACAACCTAGCGCAAGTAAAGTATGTAATTTGTGTTTATTTTAACAATACTCATCCAGAAAATACAATTGTTGTCTCAGATTTTTTGCCAACAGAATATCCAGATTTATACGCAACAGTTAATAAAAACTTAATGAATGAAAGAGTGTATATTCAGCCAAAATATAGAAAGAAGGGGCTCCTTCCTGCATTTGGTTTAATTGGAAGAACAATCTTTTATGAGTATTTAGATGCACTTTGCGATGTGCCCTTAGACAGAAGCATGCAAACCGAATCGGCTACGTGTAAAGCAAAAGCTATGTGTAATGAAGAAATAAAAGAAGTTCCAATAGAGCAAAGATCTGCTATATCTTTGTTTGATATTAATCCACCAAGGGATCCCGTTTATCCAAATATTTGGCACGGGCACAGAGCAGGAGGAAAAAATGGTTAGTAAAATATTTTCAGAACAGGATATAAGCGTTTATAGCTTTTCATACATAAGAGACACAGAGCTTCAAGTTATGCTTTCAAGCTTTGAAGAGATTTCATGGATAGAAAGAGTAAATGGTTTTAAAGAAGGTGTCATTAAAACAACAAACTTTAAAAATTTAAATTTAGAAAATAGAAGGTTGTATATCAGCTATATTTCTGAAATAAATTCTTATCTTCATGACAGATCCCTTGCATTTGTTTACCCAATAGAAAATGTGTTTTTAAAAATAATTCCAGAAACATCATACATACAAGAGTTTTTAAACCCAGGACTAATAGATACTATATCAATTATTTATGTAGTAAATAGCAATCACGCTGGATCTAATATTACATTCTTAAATAAAGATATTTCTGTCCCCCTATCAAAAGGCAATTTAATAATTTTCCCGTCTGGAGAAGACTACAAGTATAAAATTTCTGAAGTGTCTTCTGGAGAATTAATTGTTGGAGTTTCTTATGTCGAGGTTAAAAATGATTAACGAATATACTCAAAATAAAAACGAAAATGTTATATACAGAGAAAAAAGAAAAACGATTTCATATAAAGATAATTTTGACATAACAGGACTTTATGATAAAATAACAAACGAGCTAAACAAGTCTGAAAAAATTTATAACTTTCCTAATTTTGAGGAAAAAATTGTTAATGTATATAATAAAAACAGTTATAATCCATTTTTTATGCATGACGAGCAGATGTATTTTCTTTTTCAGAAGATTGTTTCTTTAATAAAAAATGTTTGTAAAGAACATGAGTTTAGTTATTCAAAAAATAAATATTTTATTTATTCCTCATTGGTTGAAGACCAAGACCCTTCCTTCTGGTATGATGCTGGAGGAACATCAAGGCCCTCAATGTTCGGAATAATTTCCCTAGACTCAGAAAAAACAAGATTACTAATTAATGAAGAAGAGTTTGAAATAGAGCCTGGAGGAATTATTGTTTCGGAGGCGGGCAATAAAATTGTTTATTCTAACAAATTCAAATCAATAGTGTTTTATGTAAGCCCATTATCAGAAATAAAAAATCAGTATTCACAAAAGTGGATACCTTTAGTCTAAAATAAAAGGAGATATTATGATAATTGACACCCCAGCAATTGGAATAAAAATATATAGAAACGCTTTGCCAGAAGCAATGAACATTCCAGCAAGGCTAGAAAAGGTCTTAAGTTCAGGTAAAAGCTCAATGTTTAAATGGTCGGTTGCCACAGTTGGAGACCACGTACAAAAATTAGATTACAGAGATTGTGTCGATTTTAAAATCAAAAGGGATTCTTTGAGGCCAGGGAATGAACTGTCTGACGAAATAATATTGGTTCATGATCAAATAACAGAAAAGCTTCAAGAGTGTCTAAAGGATTACATGAGAGCATACAATACGAACACCCTGCACTATATGGAAGCGATAAACTTTGTTCGCTATGGAGAGGGCCAGCATTTTAAAACACACCCAGACAGCGGTCCAAGCTATTCATGCGACGTATCTACTGTTATGTATTTAAATAGCGACTATGAGGGTGGAGAGTTGTACTTCCCTCATTTTGACTATACCTATGTTCCTCAATATGGCGACATTGTGCTATTCCCATCTAGTTATCTTTTTTCACATGCCGCCTTACCAGTAAAGTCTGGAATAAAGTATTCTGCGGTAACTATGTTTTCATATAACGATAGAAACCATCAAGATCATGGTAGGTATCAAGGTCAGGTCTCTAAAGTTCTCTAGTTAGGTAAAGAAACAATTAAGGTATAATTAAGGGAGAGGTGTAAAAAATGGCAACAAATTTCCCAACGTCTTTAGACGTTCTAATTAACCCTCAGCCTAATGATTCGGTTGAGCTAGTTCCCCATGCCGCCCAACACGCAAATGCAAACGATGCGATAGAAGCCCTAGAGTCTAAAGTTGGAGCCAACAACTCCACTGATCCAAATTCATTAGACTATAAAGTAAAAACTTTAGAAACAAATATTCTAGACCCCGAAGAGGTAGAAGATCTTGTAGGGGACTTACTAGCCACTGGAACTCATAATAACATTACGGTTGCATACGACGATGTTGCTAGAAAAATAAATTTAACTGCTACCTATGACGATGAAGAAGTCATGGATGCAATTGCTACTTCTTTGACAGCAGGCAACGGAATAACAAAGACATATGACGATGTTGCAAATACAATAACCCTAGCCGTAGACACCTCCGTTATGGCAGATAAAACATACGTAAATACTGCAATATCTAATCTTGTAGATGCAGCACCAGGTCTTTTAGATACGCTAAATGAAATAGCAGCAGCCATCGGAGACGATGCAAATTTTGCAACAACAATAACATCCGCTCTGGCAACAAAGCTAAATATTACAACAGCCGCAAGCACATACCTTTCAATAGCAGATGCCCCAGAAACCATATCAGATGCAGCAGGAGCAATGTTTGCACATGCAGGGCACACAAACGTAGTTGCAACTTATGACGACACGACCAACAAAGTAAATCTTTCAGTAATTGCTCAGTTAACACAAGAACAGGCTCAGGATTATATTGCCCCTCTTTTTGTACACAATTTAAATCCAAATATTACTGCAACCTACGATGATGTTGCAAATAAGCTAATTTTAGAAACAATAATTCCTCCATCTAAAGCCATTATGTCGGCTTCTGCGCCATCATCTCCGTCAGACGGACAGTTTTGGCTAGACACCGATGAATTTAGAAGCGGTACCACTAGAGCGCTTAAAGTATGGAATGCGCTGTCTACAACTTGGGAATATGTAAGCTCAGACTTATCTCTTTCAACCACAAACACCTGGACCTCAAAGAATACTTATACAAACGGTATTATTATTGGTTTAGATGCCGCACCAACCGCTCCAGTACACGGCCAGATATACTACAATAAAATTCTTAACAAACTAAATGTTTGGGACGGTTTGTTGTGGAAAGAAGTTTCTGGTTCTGGAGGAGGTGGAGGAGGACTAACATTAATTCCAACAGATGCTTCTGCCCCAGCTAGCACATTCTTTGTCGGTTTAATAGAGCCACCATCGGGAGCAACAACCCTTGGAGATCTTTGGATAGATGTTGACGATGATGCAGGAGCAACAGAATTTATTTTTGCGGGACCAGAAGCTCCAGCAAATTATAATACAGACACCCTTTGGATCGATACCGATGAGCCAATTACAGAATTAATCTACAGTGCAAATGAGCCAGCAAACCCATCTTACGCAGGAGAACTTTGGATAGACTTAGATGATACTGCGGGACAAGCTATTGTCTCTTCTTTGACCCCTCCAGCGCCTGCAGAGACAGATCTTTGGATAGACTTAGCAAATGAAGAAGGATATCTAGAGTATAAAGATTTATTTAAAAATGGAGCGGCAGCAGTTCAAGCTTTTTCAAATTTGCCTACTGCTTCTTTGTATCCAGGGGCAATTATATACGTAGTTTTAGAAAAAACTATATATGTATCTGTTAATAACCAATGGAAAAGGATGTACCCAAACTCTGATTCAGAAGTTCTATCTTGGATAGGATTTTAAACGAACTTATAGTATAATAACAAATGGAGGAATCATAATATGTCATTAAAACGTTGGAATGGTACGGCCTGGGTTGTAGTAGCAGGATCACGTCCAGGAGCACAAGGTCCTCAAGGACTTCCAGGAGCCGCAGCAACAATATCTATAGGCGCAACAAATACATTACCTTCAGGATCAGCACCAGTTGTTACAAATAGCGGAACATCTTCAGCAGCAATATTAAATTTTAGTCTCCCTACTGGAACACAGGGACCAGCGGGTGCTGCAGGTGCAGCGGGACCTCAAGGAACAGCTGGACAAAGAGGTTCATATAATTTCACTGGAATTGCAGATCCAACACCACAAAACCCAGCAAGCAAATTAGGTTTAGATAATTATTTAAATACAACAACGGGCGATTGGTTCCAATATAATTCAACCACATCGACATGGACATTACAGGGAAATATTCGAGGCACACAAGGATTACAGGGATTAACTGGAGCAACAGGCGCAGTCGGACCTTCTGGTAATGAACTGGCTAATGATATACTTAAGGAAACAACGGTAGCCAGGGTAGACGCAATGCTAAACCTAGGTCTATATTATCCAAAGTATACAAGTACTTTAACTCAGACCGAGCTAAACAGTAAATTTGCAGCAACAAGTTATTTATTTTAGGAGAATATAATGTCAAGAAGACAAATAGAACACGCATACTACGTATTTAAGCCAGAATTAGATCAGATTGTTATTCCAAGAATAGTAAGACAAGATCGATTGATGCTTATCACAAATACGACACAAGGTAAGGTCATCTACAACTTCTCCGATCCTAATTTAACTGCAATCTCTTTTTCAGTAGATAATGAAGTTGGCTATGAGCCAAAGACAATTATTACTCTTAAGTATAACTGTGCATCAATGGCTGCCACCGATCAACTTGCAATCATTGTTGACGAGCCAGCAGAAACAGTAACATTTACAGAACCACTTATGGATGCAGTAAATAAGCTAAGAGTTGCTCCACCACAATCTTTAATGGATACAGACTTTGAATATGGTATTCAGAGCTCTAAGTGGGAAGCACTAGTATTAACATCAAACTACCCATCATTCTTTTCTAGAGCAACAGGCGGAAATTCATTCGACGTAGTAAGCGTAATTGGAGATGGAGCAGCACCAAGATCTACAGTCACTGTAGTTGTTTCTAGCCCAGCAACAGAACTTGTCGCAGGAGATGTTGTTTCACTTCAAGACACAAAAAATCCTTTAGCCGAAGGAACTTTCCCAGTTGAAACAGTAAGCGCAGACGGATTTACATTTACATACTTAGCAAACGGAATTGTTTCTGGATCACTTGCAGATGGAAGTCTTACATCAGTTACTGGTGGAGGAATTTTTGATAACGCACACATTCCAGGTGGAAGCGATGCCATTGGACTTCAAGGATGGTCTGCTAACTCAGACGGAGCAGCACAATCTACAATTACAATTACAACAAGCACAGCACATGGACTTCTTCCAGGAACTCCAATTCTAATCGGAAGTCAAAATCCAAACTGCTCAATCAAGGGATCTTGGAGAATATTCAACGTTTCAAGTCCAAACCAGATGAAGTTTAAAATGGATTCTCAGGTTGCTAACCCAGTTATTACAAGCGGTGTAGGACTTTATGCAAAGCCAAATGGTTATGTTCAACACAGACCACACGACGGAGGGGTTATTCTTTCAACAACAGACAATGTTTGTGGTGTAAGAGTTGTTCGTCAAACACGTCGTCACTTCAGATACCAGTCAGGAAAGTCAATTCAGTTTTCAACTGGTGTAAAGTTCACCCCTACATTTGACGTAGATCAGATATCTGTAGCTGGGGTTTTAGTAGGAAATCAGGTTGTAACTGTCCGCACAATTCAAGACCACGGAATGCAGCCTGGAGCAAAAATCAAAGTAGATGGAATTGTTACAGCAGGAACATACAATCCATGGAATGGCAAGTTTACAGTTACAAATGTTTTAGGAACAAATGAGTTCCAATATATAATGCCTATTGCACAAAATTTAACTGCTACTGATCAGTTCCCAGGAGGAATTGACGTAACAATTACTGTTTACAAGTGGGAAGGCGCTGCAACAAGAACTGGTATGTACAATGACCAAAACGGATTCTTCCTTGAATACGACGGCACATACCTATATGCAGTTAGAAGATTTTCTAAGAAAGATCTTTTCGGTAAAATTGCTGCAACCAAGTTCTCAAATACAATTACTGGTGTAAATACAAGATTTAGAAAGCAGCTATTGGTTGGAGACCAAGTTGTTATTAAGGGAGCAAACTACACAGTTATTGAAATTGCATCAGATACCAATATGAAGGTTAGCCCTGCATATAAGGGAGATTCTGTAACAAATTCATCTTATGTTATAACTCAAGAAATTAGAGTTCCTCAGACCGAATGGAACGTAGATAAGCTAGATGGTAAAGGTCCTTCAGGATACACCTTAGACCCAGCACTAATGCAGATGGCTTACATTGACTACACATGGTACGGTGCAGGATTCATTAGATTTGGATTTAGAGGCACAGAGGGAAATATTGTTTATTGCCACAAGATGCCTAACAATAATAGAAATACAGAAGCTTACATGCGTTCTGGAAACCTTCCAGCAAGATATGAAGCTATTAACTCACCATTCTTTAGCACAAAGCTAAAGGCGGGATCTTCAGGAATTGTTGGATCTCCATTAGCCCCATCAATGATTGTTATGTATGTTGATAGTGTTAAGTTCTGGCCAGATTCTGGATTTTTAGTAATTAAAGACGACACCAATTTTGAAATCTGTTCTTATACAATTACTAATAGAGACTACAATGCAATTGCACAAGGATATCCTGTTAATATTAACAGAAGACAACCAATGACCTCGTATCTACAAGGTCAGGCAGTTCAGCTATCTGGATCTTCTAATAATGCAACATATCTTCCAGATAATACTATTACCAACGGAACTGGAGTTGCACAAGTTTCAGTTCAAACAATTACAAATACCTGTGCTCCAGTAATTAGCCACTGGGGATCATCTGTTATCATGGACGGTAAGTTTGATGATGATAAGAACTTTATCTTTACCGCTGGTATGCAGAGATTCGTAAACGTTGCAGGTTCTGGTGAAGTTATTGCAAAGATTGCTTCAAAGTCTGCTACATCAGGTGTTGCAACAGTAACAACTGCTGCACCGCATCAGTTGCAGGTTGGATATCCAATTAGAATTTCTGACGTAAATACTTCAGCATCAATAACAAGTATTATAAGAACTTCTGCATCTACAATAAGAGTTACAACTCAGGGTAACCATAACTTTGTGCAAGACCAAAATGTAACTATATCAAATTCAATTCTTTCTAGAAACCTTCAAAGTGGACAGATTCAAACTTCAGCAGTAGTTGGTATCTTGAACGGAATTAGAACAATATCTGCAGTGCCAGCGGCAAACCAGTTTGATGTAATCCTTGCAGGAGTATATGGATACACTGCTCAGACTCAAACAAATTCAAGCGCTGTAGAAAGTTCAACATTTAATGGAACATATACAGTAAGCGCAGTGACAAGCAATACGATTCAGTACACAATACCATTTGGAACTACAATTGCAACAAGTATTGTTACGCCTCAAGGATCTGCTTCTCAGAGCTTTGGTTCTACAGCAATTGCAAGACCACTTCTTTCAATCAGAATTGCTCCTTCAGCAGATAATGGAATTGGAAGAAATTACGGTAAGAGAGAAACTCTTAACACTATGCAGCTAGCACTAAGCTCGCTTGGTATTCTTGCTCAGGGAGCATTCTTGATTCAGGGTATTTATAACCCGTCAGCCTTCCCTACTGGAGTAAATCTTCCTAGCGATTGGGAAACTATTAGAATCCCTGGTGGATCACTAGCACAGGTTATCTATCACGATAATACTGGTAGAACAGGATCTACTGTAACCAACCCAATAACAACAATTAGAGGTGGAGACCAGGCGTTTGCCTTCTACACCGACGGTACTGGTGGTACAAACTACTCAGCTACAACATTTGATTTGTCAAAGGTTAAGGACTTGGGAACATCGATTCTTTCTGGTGATGGAAACTTTAAAGCACCAGGATTCCCAAATGGTCCAGATATTTTAACAATTGTCGCAACAAACCTAGGATTAACATCTGGAGACATTTCAGCTCGTTTGTCTTGGACAGAAGCTCAGGCATAAAAGGAGTATAACATGGCAGTATCAGATGTCCCAATAATTGGCACGGCTACTAAAACTGGATCGACAACAGCAACAGTAGCATTTGCGGCACCACTCGTTGACGGTGGTTCTACAATTACTAACTATACTGCTTTATCAACTCCTGGTAGCATAACCGCCTCATCGGCAACATCTCCAATTACAGTCACAGGATTAAACCCTGGAACAGAATATACTTTTACTGTAACGGCTACAAATGGAGACGGCACATCTGGTCCTTCTGCTCCAAGTAATAGCATTACAACAGATGCTGTTGTTCCTGATGCTCCAACTGTTGGAACAGCTACAAAAACTGGAACAACAACTGCAACTTTAGCATTTCTATCACCAGCTTCTAATGGTGGTCGTCCAGTTACCAGTTATACAGTAACTTCTCTCCCTGGTAGCATTACAGCTACTGGAACATCTTCTCCAGTTTCAATTACGGGGCTGACTTCAGGAACACAATATACATTTACGGTAACAGCTACAAACTCTATTGGTACTTCTAGCCCCTCACAGGCAAGTAATGCTGTAACTACAGATTACGTAAATCCTAACAGCCCAGGTGCACCAACAATTGGAACAGCTGCAAAGACTGGTTCAACAACAGCAAATGTTCCATTCACAGCTCCAGCATCAAATGGCGGATATGCAATTACTACATATACTGCCATATCAACTCCTGGTGGTATTACTGGAACACTTTCTCAAGCAGGCAGTGGAACAATTCCCGTTACTGGACTAACCCCTGGAACAGATTATACATTCGTAGTATTTGCAACAAACTCACAAGGCGCTGGTAGTAACTCATCTGCAAGTAATACAATTACAACAGATGCAGCAGCACCTAGCGCTCCTTTAAATCCTGTAGCTACTAAATTAAGCTCAACGACTGCAAGAGTTACGTTCAATGAGCCAGCTTCAAGCAATGGAGCAGCAGTAACTACTTACACAGTTACATCAACTCCTGGAAATGTTACTGCCACTGGATCAGGATCTCCTATTACAATTACAGGACTAACTGCTGCAACAGCCTATTCATTTACAGTAACAGCTACAAACTCCGCTGGCACATCTGTTGCTTCAGCATCAAGTAATCAAATTGTTTCTGATGCCACAGTACCTGGAGCCCCAACAGTTGGCACAGCCGTAAAGCTAACATCAACATCAGCACGAATTCCATTTACGCCACCAGCATCAAATGGTGGAGCATCAATCACCAACTACACAGTTACATCAACTCCTAGCAACATCGTTGCCTCATCAACAACATCACCAATTACTATTACAGGACTATCTCCTGCGACATCATACACATTTACCGTAAAGGCAACTAACTTTGTTGGAGACGGAAACGCTTCTGCTTCAAGTAATAGTATAACAACAGATGCAGCAGATGTATTTGTTCCAGATGCCCCAACAATAGGAACAGCAACAAAAACAGGATCTACAACAGCAACTGCTGCGTTTACTGCTCCAGCTTCAAACGGCGGTGCAGCAATTATTGGCTACATTGGTACATCAACTCCTGGCGGAATTATTGCCTCATCAACAACCTCACCAATGACTTTTACAGGATTAACTCCTGCTACACATTACACATTTAAGGTAAGAGCAGTTAACTCTGTTGGCACTGGACCAGAATCAGCTGCAAGTAATATTGTAAATACAGACAGTGCTCCTCCTGGACCACCAACTGTCGGAATTGCTTCAAAAACTGGAGCAACAACTGCAGTACTTGCATTTACCGCACCAACCATAACTAACGGTCAAACAATTATTGGGTACACTGTTTCATCAACTCCAATCGGCGGATCAGGAGCAGGAGCCTCATCCCCTATACTTGTAACAGGCCTAACTCCAGCAACAGCCTATACATTTAAGGTTAGAGCTATTACAAGCTCTTCTGAGGGTGAGCAATCAAATTCAAGTAATATTATTACAACTGATTTTGGAAGCTCAGCTAACTATGCAACATTGTCAAATCAAATTGAAACAATTAAGACAAAAATTAATGCTTTAACATCTACAAACTTAAATGCAGAACAAATCTTGTATGTATCAAAATCTTTAGTTACTTTATCAGAAGCACTAGGTGTAGAAGATGTTGTTGAAGCCACCGCAAATGCAATTGAAAGAATTGATGATGCAGGAGCGGCAGCAATTACGCTTGTTAGCGGAACAGCTAATGGAGCAGCGGTTACAAATCTAACAAATAAGTATACTGCACTACAAGCAACTTATGACAATATTAATCCTAGAGTTACTTCTATTGAAGGAGTAATTACAAATCAGGAATCAAATATTGCATCAGCATCAGCCCTAGCCGTAAGCGCTGGATATAATCCATGGCAAATTGTAACAGCCAGCAAGCTTCTAGTAAATAGAGATAGAGTTTTTGTTAACACACCAGCACTTGGCGGTGGAGTAGGTGGATTAACATTAACACTTCCAGCAGGACCTGCAATAGGACACGTTGTAGAGATAGTAGACATCTCTGGAACAGCTTCAACAAACTTCTTTACAATAGCAAGAAACGGTGAATTAATTCAAGGCACAGCAGAAGACCTTATATTCAACGTAAATAATAAAGCTATGAAATTAATATATTCAAATACTGCAAAAGGATGGAGAATCGCATAATGGCATCGCTAGACACGCTTTTAACATTATCGTCAGGAATTAAAGCTTCCGAGTTGGCAGCACTTGGAGTAACTGGAACAGCACTAGGCATTACTCCAGCATCTCTTGGAGTGGTAGATGCAGAATCGAGATTAAATAGAGAAGTTACAGATGGCACACGTCGTCCTTATATGATTCCTACAATTACAACAGTAAATGAAAGAAACCAGTCATGGTGGCAAATTTGGTCATCTGGAGAATCATGGACATCTTACTACAACTATTTAACTGGAACAACGCAGGCGGATTGCGAAAGAGCATTCTGGTTCTCTCTTGGAACAAATACTAGACAGAATACCGTAGGCTATGCTACAAGCTCATTTGATAACAATAGATTAATCTATGCAAAGAACTCTGTAGTAGGAAATGACGATGTTCATATTGCTCACGGAAGAAACTCCGCATACTCACCATTTAGACTAAGAACTATGTTTATAAGAAATTTCCACCCAACACTTTCAAAGACAATTAGCATGTGGGGTCACTATTCAAATTACTGGGCATCTGGTCATGATGGCTCAGGAGTTTGTATTGGAACACCTAATACAAGCGGTAATTATAATACCGTTACTGACATTAACTGGACAGTTCCAGTAAATAGAACTGGCGGAAACTCGTACTACGAATGGTCATGGAACGTAACAATTCCAGCCAAGACAACTGTAGTTGTTGTACAAACCAATACAATGTACTACTGGCAGTCAGGATATGTTCACTGGTACCTAGACTCAAATATGTTCTACGACCTACATACTACATTCTCTGATTTCTGGATTCAACCAGATCTTAAAATGACTCAAGCAGCACTTCAATATAATGATCAATTAAATGAATTTAACGTAAAAAGCTCCTGGCGTGTTTGGGCCAGAACAGCAGAAATGTTTGGTAACCGATAATGTACTACATTAAATTTGACGCAAATAATATTCAAGAGCAGATGATTCTTTCCGAAGAAAATCCAGGTGCAGGTTGGCACGGAGTCGGAGAAGACATCGATGGCAAGATGTTTAAATTAGTATCTGGAGCACCCATTGCTATGACAGACGAAGAGAAAGATGAATATTATCTTTCACTAAAAACTACATATTCATATGCTAATCTAAGATCAGATAGAAATGAAATGCTAATGAGATCAGACTGGACTCAATTACCAAATTCTGGTTTATCGGAAGCAAAAAGAACAGAGTGGGAAATCTATAGACAAGCGCTTAGGGACCTCCCAGAAACAATGACGGAAGACCTTGAATATACTCTTCCAGAGGTACCAGTATAATGAGTTTTATGATACAATATTCTAGAGGAGTAACAAAATGACAACACTTACCGCACAAATTGAGCTAGCAAAGACAAAGATTAATGCTTTGTCAGCGTCTACCCTTACATCACAAGACATCGTATTCTTGGCTAAATCCCTTGAATCCCTTGGTTCACTCCTAGGAGTTAATGACATTGTGGCAGTAACAAATACAAAAATTTCAGAGATAACAAATGCATCTAGCGGACAGGTTCAAACAATTACTAATGCTGGATCTTCTCAGGTAAATGCTGTGGTTACTTCTGGAAATCAGCAAATAGCATTAGTACAATCAGCAGTAGATAACTACAATCTATTCGTAAACATGGGAGTAATATAAAATGGCACAAATTAGTTTACCAGCAAGAATATTCGGTGGAACAGTTCCAGTAACTGAATCTCAGGTGTATACAGTTCCAGCGGGAGAGACAGATGTAATCACATCTATTACCCTATGTAACACTACCGATGTCGCACAACAGTCAAGCGCAAAATTTGCAGGAATTTTCTTTTACAAGAACATTGACCTAGCACCTCGTCAGATCACAGTTATAGATGTTAAGCAGGTTCTAAATGCAGGAGATGCAATTATTCTCAGTGCAGGTTTAGCAAACTCTGTTAACGTCTTTATATCTGGCGTCAAAATAACAACAATTTAATTACAAATATTTAGGAGAAATAAAAAATGGCAGTTGCAAATACAGTTACGCAAATTGTTCTACCTGGTATAGACAAGGTAGTTCAAGATCAGACCACAGCAGCCTTGGCGTCAAACCCAACCGTTGCAGCAATTATATCTAACCTTGCACAGGGTGGAAGCGTACAGCAACTAAATACAGCAATTGCAAACGCAAATTCCGTAGTTTCAGAGCTTCCTCCTGTAAACCCTCTGCCAACTTTTGCAACATTCTCATGCCGAGATAACAGACCATTTTGGAATATTTACAACAGTAAATTAAAGCCAATCGATGCAGGAAGTCAGCACACTGACTCAGAGTTGTGGGCACCATGGACTGGAATTAACTACACAAACTCACACATCAACTCAAGCAGCTGGACAACCTCTTGGAGCCAAGCAACACCAATGCAACAGGCAGACGGACACTGGTTTATGAGAATGAATGCTGGAAACAGAACTTATACAGCAATGAATGCTGATGCATGTCTTTCTTACATGCCTTACTTTGGAGTTATTATTGGAAAGCGTGGAATTAGACAAAACTTCTCTTTATATAGCGCAAACAATACATTAAGAATTATGGAACGTGGAATCTATGAAGGATATTACGAGACTATAAATCTTGCCCAATCAGTATACTCTACATGGACAGGTCAAGGAGTAACTTACGGCTCAGCGGGTTACAATGATAGAACTAGAACGCTTGTAGTTATTCAAACAATAGATGCAAATAATAACTACAGAATGCACATCTGGAAGAATGAAGGAACAGATAGATCTTTAAATAGCGACAACTATTACCCAGGAACACTGGCTGCTTTCTTAAGAGAAGCAAAGACAGGGCTACTCGATGCAGGTCAAGGCTCTGGCGCTGTTAGCTATGCATTTAGAGATTTCCAATGGCAAGCAGCCAACTCTCAGAGCTATGATGAATCAAGATATCGCATGCGTGTTATAGTTGGAGATAATGGAATTATTGGAATGGCAAGAATGGTTCCTTCAAATCAAACTCAATATGCAACATATAATCCAGCAACTTCACAACTGGTAACATCTTTTAATGCAATCGGATTAACAACTTCATATGGTATTGAGCAGGGTCAAAGATACGGAATGAGACACATGATTACCTGGGACAATAACTGGGTAGCAGCATATAGCGCATATTACTATTATGGCGCAGGAATGAATGTTCATTTCATTGATACAAGAGATCCTAGAAACTACTTTATTGGCCAGCATGGAACTACAAACGGCGGATGCCAGCTAGTTCCTTACCAAGAAGATAAATTCTTGTTTAACGATTCTACCCACAATGTGGATAATGCCTACGGACTAAGACTTTACATCCAGGAGCCTCAAGCAGCGCTGGAAGGAAGAACTCAATCTGGAACCATATCTAATGGTGGCAACTTGGGATTGGTAAACAACGTACAATGGGGTCTGTTTGATACAGACTACACAAGCACAAATTACCCAGGGCTCCAATCAATGGCGCACTGGACAAGAAGAGTATAAGGGGAGAAAAAATGAAATTTAATTACTATGATGGAGTCGCATCCTTTAACGAAAACGGAGAATACGAGACAGACATTGTCACGTCTTTGCCACACAGACTATCAGTTGTTGACGGAGTTGTTGTTGACAAATATCCAGGAATGACAGATAATGAAGTAAAGATTGCAGACCACGAAAAAGCACTTGAGCGTTTAGCACAAGATAGAGCTGAGTGGGATGAGTTGGATGACGAAATTAAAGCAAAAGTAGAGCGCCCAGCAGATTTGCCTGAGCTAGATCTACCAGAAGAGGAATAAAATGCCAATTACACAGACCCCTAATTCAGTAGTACCAGCACTTTGGACTTACACATATCTCCAGGCTCCAATCAATGGACAAGGAAAGCCATATTTTAATATCCCAGCTCAGTTTGTTGATCTAGGAACCAAGTCAAGCGGAACCCTTACCCTAGACTTAGCGGCTTCAAATGTTTTCAGAGTAATTGCTGGAGGTAACTTTACAGTAGCCTTTTCAAACATTGCAAATACAGCAAGCGTAGCACAATTCTGGCAGATGGAAATAAAGTCTGGTGGAAGCTATACTATCAACTGGCCAGCAGGAATTGTATGGGATGGTGGCGGTGCCTCAAACATTCAGCCAGTACTATCACTAGATACAACAGTTTTAAATTTTTACACTAGAAATAATGGAACAACAATCTTCGGATCATACGCATTCTCAGATTTGAAAATCTAACATAAATAGGAGAACAAAGTGGCAATATCAACAATATCATCAAACAGTACTTCAGTAGCATTACCAGATTTAGATGTATCGGTTTTTAGCAATCTAAATGCTGGATTAAATACAAGCCCTCAGATGCTATCTATCCTGCTGTCATCTACAGCATCACTCAGCCTAAGCTCTTCTATTGCACAGGTAGATTTAATTGATGATAATATTAAAAATAATGCTGTTACAAAAAACCCACCACTTCCTACATGGGCTACCTATACAAATAGAGCTAACGAACCAGCATTTGTTACTTACGGCAGCAACATGCAGCCTATGTTTGGCGGATATTTAAGAGATGATACAGAGGGTCAAGACTGGCCTGATAGAGGTGCAAGATATACAAATACTTCACAGGACTCTAGAGGAACTGGACACTCTTCAGTAAAAGGAACTAACTATCAGCAAGATGAAGGTAACTGGCTTGTACGTCTACCAGGACATGCACCTGCTTCAGGTTCTGACGGACAGTTTTCACACTCAGTTTGGTACAACTATGTTCTTGAGCACTGGCCATTTTTTGGAACAATGATTGAAAAGTCAGGAACTCGTCCAGTAAACTCAATTTATTATAGAAATAGCCAGGTAGGAATATATCCTAGAGGCGGTACTGCTGCACTAGAACTAGTTAATATGTCTAGCACATACGCAGCATGGACAAACTTTAATACTGGATACACAGCAATTTCCTACAACTCTAGAACCAGCACATTGGCAGTTTTAGAGCCTAGAGATAACAGCAATAACTACAGACTTCACGTTTGGAAGAATACTGCAAGAGATTTAGATCCAGAAAACTATACAGCTGGAACTATGCACAGATTTATGCTTGAGGCAAAAACTGCTGGAACCCCAACAGCATTAACACAAGCTGCTTATTACTACTACAATGATTTCCAATGGCAAGCAAGCGGCTCTCAAAACTATGAGGAGTCAAGAAGAAAAGCATACATTGTTATGGGAGATAACAACCTTGTTGGAATAGCACGATTTGTTCCTTCAAACATAACTCACTATGCAACATTCCAGCCTAACTTTGCTACAACTTCTGGAACTCTAACTCCATTGAATGGTATTTCAAATACAACATCATACGGAATTGAGCAAGGAACCTGGTACGGTATGCGCTATATGCAGACTTGGGATAATAACTGGTTTGCAGCTTATGCGCCATACTACTACTATCAATCAGGATTTAACTGTATTTTCTTTAATACACAAGATCCTTCAAGATACTATATTTCTCAGTGGGGAAGCACAACCTGGGGAGCACAACTTGTTCCTTTCAAGAAGGATAAGTTCCTTTTCCACGCAGGATCTTCTAACAACGACGGAAACGTAGGTATGAGATTATATGTTGTTGACCCAGCAGGAATTCGGAAGTATGGAGTAGACTCTGACGGAACAGCACAGGCTAATGGTTCAAACATCAGCCTTTTCAAGTCAACCTTCACATACTCATTCGATACAAGATATCAGTCTACAAATTATCCAACAATCGTTCCAATGGCTGAATGGACACACGGCTAAAATGTACTATGCGATACTTGACGGAGAAACTGTAAAGAGATCTGGAACACTAAACACTTTATTTCCAAATGCCTCTTTCCCACTTTCAGGTCCTAATGATGACTTTAAAGAAGAGAATGATCTAGTTGAGGTTTTAGAATATTTAGAGCATGACTCAGAAACACAGAAAATGATATTCTGCGACCCATACCTTTTGGATGGATCTGTTTATAGAGTTGAGCTTGTAGATTTTACTTCAGAAGAGCTAGAGTCAAATCTGGCTGGTATTGAAGAATTTGAATCCTTACAGGGGGAATAATGTTAGTAAACCAGAGATCAGTATTTAAGAGATCAAGATACAGCCAATTTGGCTTACAGCTATGGCTAGATGGCACAGCTGTCGATAACTTTGAAATAACCCCTGTTACAAACAAATGCTTTTTAGCAGCAGAAAGATCCCAGTACAGAAGAAATTTTGTACAGGCAACTACAGCAAATCAGCCTACTTATGTACTAGCAGCAATCAACTCATTGCCAGCCCTAAGATTTGATGGCGTAAACCAATTCATGACATTCTCAGACCCAACGCTATCATGGCTTGCAAACACATCTTTTACATTTTTCTATGTTGCAACTAAAACAGCAAAGACTGGTAGCTCATTTGTTATCGGTGGTCAGGGAACTGCCACAAGATCAAACCTAGCTTTCGGATATACTATCCCTACTTCATCTAGAGCCGTTTTTGGAAATGACGACATTAACGCAATTGTTCCAGCAGTAACTGCAGGACGCCCAGAGCTTTATGCTATAAGATATGACAACACAAACAATAGAAGAGAAGTTAGAAGAAACGGTGTAACTGTTGCTCTAGGAGCTTCAGACGGAGCACCTTCTAATATGACAGGACAAACAATTGGACGCTACCTTTCTACATATGGACAGTTCGATCTAGGCGAGATACTTATTTACAACAGAGCCATAAGTGATTACGAAATGGGTCAGGTCGAAAGAGACCTTATCTCTAAGTGGACAATCGTCTAAGGATAAAAAATGGCATATGAACCCCAAAGATTTGTTGGCCCTTTAATATTAACTCAACTAGCAACAACCCCGCTTAAAACCTTTGCTAATAAAGCAATTATTAAAAACGTTATTGTTTCAAATATCTATAATGGAACATTGATCTATTCTATCTACGTAGCCCCAGCTGGTGAAGATGCCCAGAACTACAACAAGGTATTCCCAGACATGGTAGCAACAGAAAAAAATATTGTCTCTCATGATGTCACGATAGTAGTAAATCCAGGAGACAGAATCTTTGCTCAGGCTAGTATTCCAGGCGGTATCCTTCTCACCATTTCTGGCGTAGAAGTCATTCCTTAAATACTACTTTTTAAATGTAGTATAATAGAATTATGAGCTATCAACTAAAGGTAATTAAAGACTATCCAATTGCACTTCTGCCATTAGACGAGTCCTCTGGAACTACTGCTATAGATATATCAGGATGTGGAAATTCAGGAACATATGTTGGCGGACTTCAATCAAATATTCTTCCATTAATTCCAGGTGGCATTTCAGGAAATTTAATCAGCTCTACCAAATCAATTATTCTTTCTACAACAAAAGATTTTTATGGCTCAACAGTAAGTGGTGGATTTGCTAATAAGTATACTTCACAGAACAACTTCTCATTAGAGGTTTGGGTATACCCTAAAATTAATAGCACATCAAGAACAATTTTAATGGCAGATGATACGGCGGGAATTGGAATATATTACGAGGCTGGATCATTAGTATTTAAGCTCGAAGATCAAGAGCTGTATTACACATTAAATAACACCAGTAAGGTGATGCATATTGTGGCCACATATTCTCAATCTAGCATGTCCCTATATGTAGACGGGTATAATGTTGCTACTAAATCAATCACAGGGTTTAAGTTTACAAATACAGCGCTTGCCCTCTCAATAGGTCCATCTACATCAACAGACTATTTTATAGTAGATGCCCCAGCCATATATCGTGAGGCACTCACATCAGAAAAAATTAGAGAACATTTTGTTTCTGGGACATTTCACGTAAATCCTATTCAGTTTATTAGAACTGACGGGGGTAAGCTATTTCAGCTAAATGATGAATTTATTAAGCCTGTGTACCGATACTCTTTGACTGAATTAAAAAACTATGTAAATGATGATGTCTACTATGATAAGACAAATCAATCCCTTACTTTTTACAAGACAGATACTGCCATAGCAAAATCTGTTGAAATTAATGAAATTATAAACATCCCTACAGACATGGGTGCCAAAACCTCTAAGATATATTGGAAGGCGGACAAAAATATAACAGTACAATCTAGCATAGATGGAATCAATTACTCTATGTGTGAAAATGGTAAGTCCTTGCCTAATTATAATAAGTCGGCAACAATAACAACAAACAATGTATTCCTTAGAATAACTATGTCTACAACAGATGCCTCTAAATACCTTCCAAAATTATCTTCAGTTAAACTAGACTTTTATTCCTCAATCGATGCCTATTCAGAAAATTCTGGATATTATGCCACATCTACATCCGACTATTCACTAGGATCATTTAGCTACCCACCTCTTTTAAGACATAAGAATAATGGTCTTCAAACAAAGGCAGGCGCAGGATTTAACATACCCGTAAAAGACCCTGTAAGCACTATAGAGATGTTTTTTACACCTTCTGACCTTACGGCCAGTGCCATATTTGATGTGCCCTCAGAAGGCCCATACACGGCTTCCAGATACTCCTGGACAAATAGCGGGACCATAACAAAGAATAATATCTCAAAGATATATGTAAATGGGGTAGATCGGACAAGCCAGACAAATATATCAAATGTATTCCTAGCAGACAATCTACATCATGTTGTATTAGTTCTAACACAACCTTGTTCAGGTATATTAAAATTTAATTACACGGGCTCAGGAGGGCCATCTAGCCTATATAAAAATATTGCTATATACGATTATCAAATGTCCGAGGCTTTGGCTACGGAACATTATGGGTCTTATATTGCCCGACCAAATGTTTCGGTGTCAGATACGTCCATGACATTGACAGATTCTACCCCAAAAGCATACAACAGCGACTGGGTAGTCATACAAACTATTTAATTTTGTCACATTGGTTGACAAAAAGCTGGACTTGAGTAGACAATAATGGTAAAATAAAGTCATATGGATATCAACAAGATGAAAAGCCAGATTTTTGAAGAAGAGTCGATACTGGGCATATACGTCTGGGAAATGCCAGATGGAAGATGGATTGGAGATGATGATGGGAACTTTCTTTCAATCACGTCCAAAAAAGGAAATAGAGCCAACATCGATGCTCTGGCTAGAGAAGTTAGCACGTTCGGCATATACGAAGGCGGGCCTAAATTTCTTTCCGCTAGAAGGAAAATTAATGATGAAGAATTTGAGCACCAAAAACAAAGACTCGACTGGGGACTAGTTCCTGACCCATTTGATATTGGTAACTATAAGGACGAAATGAAAAAACTAAAGGGGCTAAGATGAGCGCACAATTTCTTGATGAAGATAACTCAGAAAACATAATTAATATTTCAAACAACGCAGACTGGTTTTCGCTAGAAAAAAATGAGATAACAAGCGACCCATTTTCAGCAGGCCTAGAAGATTTAAAAAAAGTAAGAGGGCTAGGGGCTTCGTTTAAGCGTAAAATTAACAGAGAGTTTTCTAAGTCATTTACAGGCAGAGAAGAAACTGGAACACAGCAAAACCTATTAGCACAAGCAATCACTGGCTATGCAATGTTCGACTTGGTAGAGCCTCCATACAACCTAGAATATCTTTCAAAAGTATACGAGATTTCAACATACAACTATGCCGCAATTAATGCTAAGGTGGCAAACATTGTTGGGCTAGGATATGATTTTATAGAAACAAAGAAAACAAACGATGCTATTGATTCCCTTACAGATGATAAGTCTCTTGAAAGAGCACGTAGAAAGCTAAGCAAATTAAGACAAGATCTGCACTCATGGCTTGATACAACAAATGATGAGGATACATTTACTCAAACACTAATTAAGGTATTCACAGACTACGAAGCAACTGGAAATGGCTACATTGAAATAGGCAGAACAACTGCTGGAAACATTGGATACATCGGGCACATCCCAGCAAAGACTATGCGTGTGCGTAGACTTAGGGACGGCTTTATTCAATTGCTTTACGGAAAGGCAGTATACTTTAACAACTTTGGGGATTCGGAAACAGAGAATCCAATTGCGGGACAAGAAGATCGTCCAAATGAAATTATTCATTTAAAGAAATATACCCCAATGAACAACTACTACGGAGTTGCAGATATTATTGCAGCCCAGATTTCTTTGGCAGGTAACGAATTATCTGGAAGGTATAATCTTGATTACTTTGAAAACAAGGCGGTCCCAAGATATATTATTACAGTAAAAGGAGCAAAGCTTTCTCCAGAGTCAGAGCGTAAATTGCTTGAGTTTTTCCAAGTTGGATTAAAGGGAAAGAATCACAGATCCCTATATATTCCACTTCCAGGGGATACTCCAGACTCAAAAACCGAATTTAAAATGGAGCCTGTTGAGGCAAATCCACAGGAGTCTTCATTTAATGTTTATCGCAAATCAAATAGAGATGAAATCCTGCTGGCCCACCGTGTCCCAATTAATAAAATTGGAACCCCAGAGGGAGTTAATTTAGCAGTAGCAAGAGATGCAGATAAAACATTTAAAGAGCAGGTTTGTCGACCAGCACAAATGATTTTAGAGAAAAAATTAAATAAAATATTTGAGGAAAAGACAGATGCATTAACCCTTAAATTTAATGAATTAACTCTTACTGACGAAGACACCCAGTCTAAGATTGACGAAAGATATTTAAGAATGCAAGTAATTACCCCTAATGAAGTTCGAATTAGAAAGGGCATGATTCCTCTTGAAGGCGGGGATGAAGTAGTGGATTTAAAGGGTCAGGATGCTGCAGAACAGACAGCCCAAGCTGGAAATACCAGACAAAGATCCCAAGACCGACAGGCAAACTCCCCAGATAATTCTGGAGAAGGAAGAAATGCCAAGGGTGACGGAAGACAGGTTGACTAACTCTACTCAACTGTTATTTGCCTTTTTATCTATAAGTCGCTAAAATTAAGCATATGAATATTGAAAAGT